CGCTATGTACAAGAACGAGTGTCTCCAAAGGGTGACATCTCGTATCGCTTCAACCCACCGCAAGTTCTTGTGGATGAGGATGTAGTTGTACGAGAAGAGTACGGCAGTGACCTCAAGCAAGTGCGACAAATTGTCAGGGTACACAACGCAACCATTGACACCTACCGTGAGGCACAGTCAAGCATACTACGCATTAAACCTACGAGCAAAGTGACTGACTTGATTAATCTGTACTATCAATCTAATGATTTCAATATGTTACGAGACAATACTAAAGTGGATTACAGATACTTCCTTACAATTCTCCACCAGAGTTTGGGTACACGTAAGTATGAGATGGTGACATCGAAGATGGCTAAGGCTACGTATGAGGAATGGGTCAAGCGTGGCATTAGCTTTGCTAATCATGCTGCAACCTGTGCCAGTAGGGTGTACAACTACGCTATCAAGATGGAGCATACACATCAGAACCCTTGGTCTAAGATTGAAAGGTACAGCACACCACAACGCAAGGTAGTGTGGCAACATGGGGATGTAATCAAGTTCCTTGACACAGCTTACAGTGACTACGAGTACAGAAGTATCGGACTGATAGTACAGATGGCATACGAATGGTGCCAGAGACTAGGCGATATGAGGACGTTACAGTGGGGTAACCTTGATTTAGAGGGTAGGGTACTCAAACTTGAACAAAGCAAACGTAGGGCTGACGTAGAGCTTCCTATCTCCCCTGAGCTAACGGCTATGCTGATTGAACAGTCGGTACAGTTTGGGTTCCAACCATACGTAGCACCACATCCAAGGCCAGTGATGGGTGAGTACCAACCGTATGCAATGGAACGTCTATCAAAGGTAGGACGTAGGGTAATGAGGCTGGCTAAGTTGCCAGAAGAACTACGACTTATGGACTTACGTAGGACAGGGGTGACACAGATGATTGACAAAGGTGTACCAATTGGGCAACTAATGTCAGTGACAGGCCACAATAATGTGTCTTCTGTGAAACCATACATGAAGCATACTTACGATGCTGCAAATAATGCCTTGACACAAAGAAACGTTCGTGTACAATCGAGTACTTAACGAGTAACAAAGAAAGTGATATAACATATGAATATAAATAGTATTATAAGTGATCTATCACTAGTAAGTGGTGAGACAAGACGTATGACTTGTCCATTATGTAATACTAAGAACACATTTACTGTGACCAATGACATGGGTTCTGTTATATGGAATTGTTACAAGGCTAGTTGTTCGTTGTCAGGTGGTACTAACGTATCAATGACAGCGGATGACATACGAAAGTTTCTTCATGTTGTTGCAGATGAGACACACGTTGCAACATTTATTAAACCTGAATGGTTTGTAAGAGACTACAAAAAGATTGCTTCCTTTTGTAATGAGTGGGAGCTTGATGCACAAGACCTAGGGCTATTGTATGATGTGAAGGAACATCGTGTGGTGTTCCCTGTTGTGCATGATGGAGTTACAGTAGATGCTACGGGTAGATCATTGGGTAAACGAATACCTAAATGGAAACGCTATGGAAAAAGTTACTTGCCATACGTATCAGGCCGTGGTAAAACTGCTGTAGTTGTTGAGGACTGCATAAGTGCCGCAGTTGTAGGTGATAGTGATGGATGTGTTGGGGTCGCAGTGTTGGGTACATCACTATCAACTAGGCACAAGGAATACTTATCGCAGTTCTCAACGGCAATAATTGCACTAGACCCTGACGCACTACCCAAGACCCTGCAGTTCGCAAAAGAATTACGTAGCTACGTTGATAACGTCAAGGTGCTACGACTAACCGATGACCTCAAGTACCAAGAGCCAACCGACATGGCTAACCTTTTAACCCTAGGAGAATAACCAATGGAACTATCCCTTATCCGTAGCCTTATGGACAAAGAATTTTACGATGACCACAAGGGCGCACGTTGTCCTGACCGTTTGTTCAGCAAGGATGTGCGTAAGATCAAGCAAGCCATCGACAGTGCTATGGATCGCTATGAGCGTACCGTCACACCTGCTGAGATCGAAGCACTATTCATGGCAGAGAACGCCACACTTACTACAGCCCAGCGCCAAGCATACAGCGTACTGTTTGTACAAGTTACTAAGCAAGAAGTCATGGGCAGTGACATAGCACAGGACGTACTGTCTAAGCTATTCCAACAGGTGATAGGCGAGGACATTGCCAACCTTGGATTTGACTACGTTAATGGTAGCAAGACAAGCCTTGATCCACTACGTCAGATGCTTGAGTTGTATGGTGATGACTTCACCCCTAACCTCAAGATACAATGGGAAGACATTGACCTTGATACTATCCTTGCCATGACTGACCTTGAGTCACAGTGGACGTTCAACATACCTACGTTGACACGTAAGGTTGAGGGCATCAATGCTGGTCACTTGATTGAGGTAGGTGCTAGACCTAACACAGGCAAGACATCCTTTCATGCATCCCTTGTGGCGGCACCGGGTGGCTTTGCATGGCAGGGTGCTAAGACAATCGTACTGTGTAATGAGGAAGGCTACCACCGTGTTGCCCACCGCTACATCACAGCGGCAACTGGCATGGACAAGCATGAGATCGTCAAGCGTAAGTCTGAGGCAATGGCTATCTTCAACAAGATACGTGACAACGTTATGTTCAAAGATGCCACAGGCCGTGACATGAATTGGGTTGAGTCAGTATGTAAGTCATACAAGCCTGACATAGTTATACTAGACATGGGTGACAAGTTTGCACGTACTGCAGGGTTCTCCCGTCCTGATGAGGCACTCAAGGCTAACGCCATACAAGCTAGGCAGATAGCCAAGCAACAAGAGTGTGCCGTATTCTATATGTCTCAGCTATCGGCAGAGGCAGAAGGTAAGGTTGTACTCAACCAAGCCATGATGGAAGGTAGTCGGACAGGTAAGGCGGCAGAAGCTGACCTGATGTTCATGATCTCTAAGAACCCTACCGTTGAGGGACAAGAAGAAGAAGACCTTCAGCGTCACATCAACGTGGTCAAGAACAAACTGTCTGGCTGGCACGGCATTGTGCATACAGACCTTGAGTACAAGACTGCGAGGTACGTAGCATGATACCTCTGATGATGGATCAAGATGTTAGATGTTGTGATTCATGTAACGTTGAATTAACAAATGATAATCAATACGAAACGATGTTACTAAATAAATGTTACAGATGCATAGACTGCCACAAAAGAAAGATGGGCGTCACTAACAATGGACGTATGTATGTAAACGGAAAGTATGTAGCAAGGAAGCATCCGTTGTACAAACCGGGACGTTATAAATCCTTTGGTGATCTTGCCTTTGGTTCGTTAAACAACTACAGTCAAATCAAAGAAGGGTATGTGTACGCTATTGTAAATGCCGCATGGCCTGAGTGGGTCAAGATAGGTAAGGCACTTGATGCAGAAGACAGGCTCAGTGGCTACCAAACAAGCTCACCTATGCGGGACTACAAGCTGGTATACTCAGTACACTTTGAGGATCGTAACGTAGCGGAACGTAAGGCACACACACTGGCGGCGTTCAAAACTATGCACCCTTGGAACAAGCATGACAATGGTGAGTGGTTTAAGCTGACAGAGATAGAGGCAATAGAAATACTAAAGGAGACTACAGATGATTGATGCAACACTAATAGACTACATGGGTACTGACCTGAGTGTAGTGAACGCAGCAAGAGTTAGCTTTGGTAAGAAGAGTGGCTGGGCTAAGTTTACAGCGGGACATGCAGACAAAGGTGTCTTACATGATAAGGATCGTAAGCTGATCCACTACCTAGCAGAACACAAGCACTTCTCACCATTCGGTCATTGCTTTGCGTCATTCCACATAAAGGCACCTATCTTTGTGGCCCGTCAGCTAGTCAAGCATAAGTTCCTACGTTGGAATGAGATCAGCCGTAGGTATGTGGATGATGATCCAACCTACTACTACCCTGATGAATGGAGGGGCCGTAGTGCTGACAAAAAACAAGGTAGTGAAGGGGTTATAGATTTATCTACTGTAGCAGACTCACCGTACAATACCTCCATACTTGGTTCTGGAGACATGGCTGGTCATGTTATAGAGATATCCGAATGGTTACTTGAGACCTACAAAACGCTTGTTCTTAAGGGCGTATGTCCAGAGCAAGCCCGTATGGTACTGCCGCAGTCTACCATGACTGAGTGGTACTGGTCAGGTAGCCTTGACGCCTTCGCTGATATGTGTATTCTAAGGTGCAAGGACGATACTCAAGAGGAGACAAGGCAAGTGGCAGATCAAATCAGTAAGATGATGGAAGGTTTATTTCCAGTGTCATGGGATGCCTTACTTATGGAGGAGGGTGAAAGAAATGATTAGTGCAGCATTGATGTGCCTAGCAATGAACGTCTACCATGAGGCTCGTAGTGAACCAATGGTAGGGCAGTATGCAGTGGCCCACGTAGTAGTCAACAGGGTGCAAAGTCCTAGGTGGCCTGATGATGTATGTTCTGTAGTGCATCAGGGTTTACACAAAGGTAAGCACCGATGTCAGTTTAGCTGGTACTGTGATGGCAAGTCAGACAAAGCACATGAAGAGGTGGCGTGGGCTAGGGCGTTGGTCGTAGCAGACAACGTACTACGTGGTACTGTAGCTGACGTAACTAAGGGAGCCACCCATTATCATGCACGATATGTTAAACCTTATTGGAGTGCGTCACTTAATACCACTGCAACTTATGGATCACACAAGTTTTACAGGTAGGAGAAAGATTATGGGTGAACAATATTTTTTAATAAATTACATGCGTGATTTGGAGTACTGGTTGAAGTTAGCCAGACGAGAAGGCATTGAGGCTTTTAACAACGTAACATCTGGAACTCCTGAGTTTGAAACTTATCGTGAAGCAAAGGCTTATGTTAAAAGGCTTCGCAACTTAATAAAGGAAGACATATAAATGTGGGCAGTAATGTTTTATATAGAAGATAATGAAATGATCTATGACAAAGGTAAAACTTCATTCACAGAGAACGATCCGCCCCTCGTCTTTCATAACAAGGAAGCTGCAGAAAAACGTGCAGCTACTTGGAACACAGGCATTGTAGTACCCTATGTCAGTGCAATGACAGATGATGAACGTCAACGATCAAGAGAAAGAGAGGCAGCAAACTATGTTCACCGTAGAGTTTGAGTCAGATGCGTCTGTAGTAGTTACAATAGATCAATCTCAGATGCATGAAGATGTTGAGATGGTTTACTCTGACAATGGTACTGTTTACATACGACAGTATGAAGAGTTGACCGACTCACATGAGATGATATACATGAGTCACCAACAGTGGCAGGATCTTTTAGCAGGGTATCAATCATCTGAGGGGGCCTACTACTTGACAGAGAAAAAGAAGGGAGTTAAAGGAGATGTCAACAGGGGATAACCCACACTTAGCTTGTCCGTTTACTGACTGCGGATCAAGTGATGCATTCAATTGGAATGATGATGGCTTTGGTCAATGTCATTCTTGCAGTAGGGCTTACCCATCTAAGGGTATGTCTGAAACATACGACTGGGTTCAACAAGAGTACCCACTAAAGGAAAGGAAGAAGCCTATGGAGATACCTGTGACGGGTAGTACGTACAAGGACATCAGGTCTATTGATGCTGATGTCTGTGAGATGTACGGCATCCAATTACAAACAGGTGCT